AACATTCGCCCGCGCAGGTGGCGCAGCTTTCCGAGTCCATTCGCGAGTTCGGCTTTACGAACCCGCTGCTGCTCGACGAGGCGGACGTTCTGATTGCCGGGCACGGCCGGCTTGCCGCGGCGCGCTCGCTCGGTATGAGCGAACTCCCGGCGCTGGTCATTGCCGGGCTGACCGAGGCGCAGAAGCAGGCGCTGCGGATCGCCGATAACAAACTGGCGCTGAACGCGACCTGGGACGACGACCTGTTGCGCACCGAGTTGATCGGGCTGCGCGACGTCGGGTTCGATCTGGCGCTGACCGGGTTCGGCGAGGACGAGCTACTCGGGCTGTTCGCCGAACTCACCGAGGGGCTGACCGATCCCGACGACGTGCCCGAGGCGCCGGCCGAGCCGATAACGGTGCTCGGCGACGTGTGGCTGCTGGGGCGGCATCGGCTGGTGTGCGGGGACTGCACCACGGTCGAGGCTGTCGAGGCCGCGCTGGGCGGCGTGAGGCCGCACCTGATGGTTACGGACCCGCCCTATGGGGTGGAGTATGATGCAAGCTGGCGGAATGAGCGATTGCGGGCGGACGGTAGCCCAATCGGCGCTCGGGCTACCGGCAAGGTCGAGAACGACTCGCGGGCCGATTGGTCCGAAGCGTGGGCGCTGTTCCCCGGCGACGTTGCGTATGTGTGGTGCGCAAGCCTGCATAACCATGAAGTCGCGGAGAGCCTCGTTGCATCAGGCTACGCCCTGCGTAGCCTGATCATCTGGGCCAAAAGCAACTTCGCGATCGGGCGCAGCGACTATCATTGGCAGCACGAGCCCTGCTGGTATGTGGTTCGTGAGGGCGCCAAAGGCCACTGGTCCGGCGACCGCAAGCAATCCACCCTATGGGAAATCCCCAAGCCCGCGAAATCCGAGACCGGCCACAGCACCCAAAAGCCCGTCGAGTGCATGCGCCGCCCGATCGAGAACAACAGCAGCCCCGGCCAAGCCGTCTACGAGCCGTTCTCCGGTTCCGGCACCACCATCATCGCCGCCGAAATGACGGGACGCGCGTGCCACGCGATCGAACTGAACCCCGCCTATGTCGATGTGGCGGTGCTGCGTTGGCAGGCGTTCACCGGACAGACCGCAACGAGGCCCGATGGCGAACCGTTTGGCACCCCATAACGGCAAGCGGTATCGTCCGACCGACGAGCAGCGCCGGCTCGTCATGACGATGACCGGCTTCGGCATTCTGCACGCCGAAATCGCCGTCGCGCTGCAGATCGACAAGAAAACGCTCTACAAGCATTTTCGGCGCGAACTCGACACGGGCATGACCGAGGCGAACGTGCGCGTCGCGCAGTCGCTATATACCAACGCGACGAAGCACATGAATGTCGCCGCGCAGATATGGTGGACGAAGGCCCGCATGGGCTGGAAGCAGCCGATCACCGACGTTTCGCTCGGCGGCAACGGGGTTCCGCTCGCCATTCAGGTGATCACCGGCGTTCCGATCTGTGACGAGGACGACGAGCCGAGCATCCATGATGGCTAACGCCCCCATCGACCTCGGCTACAAGGCCCGGCCGGCGTTCGTGCCGTTCCACAAGCGCCGCCATCGCTGGGCGTGCCTCGTGGTCCATCGCCGCGGCGGGAAAACCGTTGCGTGCGTCATGGACCTCATCAACGCCGCGCTCCGCACCAAGAAGCAGGACGCGCGGTTCGCCTATTTCGCGCCGACCTACGCGCAGGCGAAAGACACGGCCTGGGAATACCTGAAGCGCTTCACCGGCCAGATACCGGGCGTCGAGCAGCGCGAATCGGACCTGATGGTGCGCTTTCCCAACGGCTCGCGGGTGCGGCTCTACGGCGCCGAGAACTACGACCGTCTCCGCGGCACCTACTCGGACGGGGTGGTGCTCGACGAATACGGCGACTTCGACCCGCGCGCGTGGCCGGAAGTGTTGCGGCCGAGCTTGGCGGATCGCACCGGCTGGGCGGTATTCCTCGGCACGCCGAAAGGAAGAAACGATTTCTGGAAAATCCACGAGGCGGCGCAGCAGAACCCCGAGTGGTTCAGCCTCGTTCTGCGTGCATCGGTCAGCGGCCTGCTCCCGCAGCGCGAGCTAGACGATATGCGCGGGATGCTAACGAGTGACCAATACGAACAAGAGATGGAGTGCAGCTTCGAGGCCGCCATCCGAGGCGCCATCTACAAAACCGAACTGGCCGCCGCGGACGCTGGCGGACGTATATGCGGGGTGCCTTACGACCCATCTGTGCCCGTCTGGACCGGATGGGATTTGGGAGTGGGCGACGCCACCGCGATCGTCTGCGCGCAGTTGGTGGGCAAAGAGGTGCACATCGTTGATTATTACGAAGCCACCGGAGAGCCGCTGACCCACTACGTTCAGTGGCTCGACTCTAAGCCGTACCGCTACGCCACCGACCTGCTGCCGCACGATGCCGGCGCCCGCGAACTCGGCACCGGCAAGACGCGCGAGGAGCTGTTGCGCGCCAACGGTCGCAAGGTCCGCGTGGTGCCGCGGCAAGCGGTGGATGACGGCATCAACGCGGTGAAGATGCTGCTGCCCCGCTGCTGGTTCGATCGGCGCCTCACCGACCGGCTGCGCGAGTGCCTGTCTCATTACCACCGGGATTTTAACGATCGGATGGGTGTGTTCAAAGAGGCGCCGGTGCATGACTGGTCGAGCCACTCGGCCGACGCATTTCGGACATTGGCGATGGGGCTGCGCGAGGCGCACCCGGTGACGGTGGACATGTCGGCCGAGCGGCAGTTCCCGCGGCACACGATGATGGACGGCGGCGGACGCAACACGGGATGGATGAGCCTATGACGCGCCCCAAGGCCGGCGACGAAAAGATACTGCAGGAGGCCAAGGCCCGCTTTGAGCGCTGCCAAGCTTGGGAGTCGGAATGGCGCAGCCGCGCGCTGTTCGACATCAAGTTCGCCAACGGCGACGCGGCGAATATGTGGCAGTGGGACACCACCACCCGCACCGATCGCGGTGCGCGGCCGTGCCTCACCTATAACCAAGTCCGCCAGCACAACCTCCAAGTAATCAACGATGCGCGCCAGAATAAAGCCCAAATAAAGGTAACACCAGTCGGCGGCCATGCTTCCTACGAGGCCGCGCAGGTATTCTCGGGCATCATTCGCAGCATCGAGTACAAGTCCAAAGCCGTCGATGCCTACTCCACCGCGACCTATCATCAGGTGGAGAGCGGCATCGGCTACGTCCGCGTCGCTACCGACTACGCCGACGCAGAGAGCTTCGATCTGGACCTGTTCATCCGCCGGATCGCGGACCCGTTCACGGTCTACCTCGACCCGGATGCGCGGGAATACGACAAGAGCGACGCCAATTTCGCGTTCGTGTTCGAGGACATCGAGAGGTCGCGTTACGAGGAGGAGTACGGCAAGGAGGACAACGCCGCGCCGGCCGCGTTCGATCGCACCGACGGGTGGAACACCAAGGATCATGTGCGCGTCGCCGAATACTGGCGGCGCAACATGGCGTCGGCGACCATCCACCGGCTCGACGACGGCCGGACGGTGCGGGACAGCGACATCGGCGACGAGGACCGCGAGCGCATCGTCAAGAGCCGGCAGGTTTCGGAGCCGGAAATCGAGTGGTTCAAGATCGCTGGCAACAAGATCATCGACCGCGAGGAGTGGCGCGGGCGGTATATCCCGATCGTTCCGTTCCTCGGCGAAGAAACCGTCGTCGAGGGCGAGATGGACCGCAAGGGCCACACCCGCGCGCAGATCGACGCCCAGCGCATCTACAACTACTGGGCCTCGGCCGCCGTCGAGCAGGTGGCCTTGCAGACCAAAACGCCCTACGTGGCGCCCATCGAGGCGATCCAGGGGCGGGAGGAGCAGTGGGCGACGGCGAACACGAAGAACTGGTCCACGCTGGTCTATAACGGCCTGAGCGAGACGGGCGACACGATCCCCCGCCCCGAGCGCGAGCCGCCGCCGCAGATGGCGCAAGCCTACATCACCGGAATGACCATCGCCCGGCAGGATTTGATGGCCGTTACGGGCCAGTATCAGGCCGACCTGGGGATGCAGGGCAACGAGCGCAGCGGCACCGCGATCCAGCAGCGCCAGCGGCAGGGCGATACGGCGACGTACCACTACATCGACAACCAAGCTAAGGCGATCCGGCAGGTTGGCCGCATTCTCATCGACCTGATCCCGAAGATTTACGACGTTCAGCGCGTCGTAATGATGCTCGGCGAGGACGGTTCCGAGAGCAAGATCATGGTCGCCCCGGACGCCCCGGATGCGCATCAGTTCATCGGCCAGGGGCCGGACGGACAGCCGCAAGCGCTCTCCCCGCAGCAGGCGCAGGAGCAGACCGAGGACGAGAGCCTCCCGGACCCGGCGGTGATCTTCAACCCCACTGTCGGGAAGTATGACGTGGAGGCCGACGTTGGGCCTTCGTACGGCACGCAGCGGCAGGAGGCGGCGAACGCCTTCTCGCAGATCATGGCGCAAAATCCGGCGGCGTTTCAGATCGTGGGCGACTACTGGGCGCAGAACAGCGATTTCCCCGGCGCCGACGAACTCGCCGAGCGGCTCAAGCGCGGCCTGCCGCCAGCATACAAGGCCGGGCCTGATCCCCAGGTGGTGCAGCTATCGCAGCAGGCGCAGCAGATGCAGGCGCACGCCTCGGACTTGCTCGGACAGGCAGACAAGGAAGTCGCGGACCTGAAACAGCAGGTTGCGGGGCTGCAGATGCAGTTGAAGGACAAGGGCGCAGACCTCGCGGTGCGCGATTACGAGGCGGAAACGAAGCGGCTCTCGGCTGTCGGCGCGATCGATCCGATGTCGCTGCAAATCATCGTGCGGGAAATGGTTTCCGACATGCTGCAAACACAGCTTGCGCCGGTGCTGCA